ATAGAATGATTAAAGAAGCTGGATTTTAAATAAAAGGTATGTTTCAAGCTATAGGAAAAGAGATTATAACGAAGCTAAGTGCTTCTGCAAACTTTATCGCTGCTAATGGTAGTAATAAGGTCTTTCCTGTTATTATACCTCAAGGTGTAACCTATCCATCTACTACGTTCGAAATAATGAACGTCAGTAACTTCTTATCAAAAGGTAGCTCATTAAACTCGTGCGATGTTTCAATTCGTATCGCTTGTTTTGCAGATAGTTACTTAACGACTTATAATCAAGCTAAAGCAACTGTAGAAGCTTTAGATATGGTTACCGTAACTTATACCGAAGATGGTATAGGGTACACAGCTAAATTTAGATTCGAAACATTAGATGACGAATACTTTAAAGGTGCTGAGAAATTCTACAAAAACGTAATATTCAATTGTTTAATAATTAAAAACTAACATAAAATGGCAATTCAAAACGCAACAGCAGTAACACTATCGGTAGCTGGCGAATTAATGGCTCACGCTACAAGTGCATCATTCTCTATTAGTAGAGATTTAAGAGATTCAACAACTAAATCTTCTTTGGGGTGGCAAGAGAACCTTTCAGGTTTAATGTCTTGGGAAATGAGTGGAGACGCTTTTGTTGATATAGCAGCAACCGATGCTTCAATGGGAGATTGTTTTACTTTATTAACCGCAGGAGCAGCAGTAGCAGTAGTATTTACTGTAGGCGCAGCTGGAGATACTTACACAGGTAACGCTTTTGTAACAAGTATTTCATCTGATGCAGGTATCGAAGAAAACGCAACTTTCTCTTTATCTCTTACAGGTACAGCAGCTTTAACTCAAGTAGAAGCGTAGTATTAACAATTCAAAAAAGGTAGAACGATTATGAAAAAAGTAGAGATAGGTGGTCAAGAGAGACCGATTCGATTTAGTTATTTTTGTTTACAAGCAATTTGTAACAAGTTAGGTTTAAAACTAAACGAACTAAATCAACTAGGAACTGAGATAGACCACATCGGAATTATCGCTTACTACGGATTAAAATACGGAGCAAGAAAAGCTGGTGATAAGTTTGCTTATAAAATAGTAGACGTTGAACAATGGCTTGATGATGAAGATTTCGGTAAGATTAGTGAAATTTTCGAAGCCTTTCAACTCGACCAACCTCAGAGCGAGGGAAAGTAGTTGAGGGAGAGGAAGTTAACTCTGACGAAGGTGATATAAATTGGGATAAACTTGAAGAGATTGGATTAGGACAGATGGAGTTAGCTTATGATGAATTATATGGGCTAACTCCTCGTTCTTTTAATAACAAAATCAAAGGTGCCCAAGCACTTAGGGATGAATCACTTAGAGAAAGTTGGGAGCAAACTAGAATCCTTATGGTGACTACTTTAATGCCCCACTCTAAAAAGAAATTAAGAGCAGAAGATGTGCTACCCCTCCCTTGGGATAATAAAAAATCTAAGAAGAAAATTACAATAGCTACCCCAGAGCAAATAGCAAAAGATGTAGCTCGTCACAAGAAAATACTACTTAAAAATAAATCTTAATGGGTTCAGTTAAAACCATATCGATAATTGTAGCTGCCAATATAAAAGGGCTAGAATCAGGTTTAGGTAAAGCAAATAAATCGCTTACTAAATTCGCTTCGGGTGCGGCTCGTATGGGTTCGCTTATGACCTTTGGTATTACAGCTCCTTTAACCGCTTTAGGTAAATCCGCTTTCGATGCGTTCTCAGAGTTTGAGAATGGAATGATGAAGGTTCGTGCGGTTACTTCAGCTTCAGTAGGTGATTTCAAAATGCTTACCGATGAAGCTAAGAGATTAGGTTCGACTACCCAATTTACAGCACAGCAAGTATCTGACCTTCAATTAGTTCTTGGTCGTAAAGGGTTTGACCCAACAGCCATTAAGAACATGGAGCAATCTATTTTAGATTTAGCTTTAGCAACAGGAGAAGATTTATCTCTAGCTGCTGAAGTAGTTGCTTCTTCTATAAACGCTTTTGGCATGGAAGCAAACGATGCTGCTTCTATAGCTAATACGCTCGCTTCTGCTGCCGCTAATTCATCAATACAACTTAGTACGTTCTCGACTGCTTTCGGTCACGCAGGAGCTTCGGCAAATGCTGTAGGAATGGAAGTAGAAGAGTTAGCTGCTATGATGGGTGTTCTTATGGATAACGGTATCAAAGCTTCTAAAGCAGGTACAGGACTTCGTAAGATATTTATGAGGTTACACAAAGAAGGTGTAAAATTCTCAGACGTTTTAGATTTAGCTACACAAGGAGAGTTGGGTTTAGAAAAGGCTATGAAATTAGCTGGAGTTACATCTGCTGGTCAATTACTTATTCTAGCTAAGAATAAAAAAAGAGTAGCTGAATTAACTAAAGAGTACCAAACAAACACTACTCGTTTAGATGAGATGACCGCTTTAATGGGGTCAACGGCTAAAGCTAAAGTAGCTATAATGAGTTCCGCAATCGAAGGATTGAAAATAGAGATGGGAGCTTTAATCTATGAAGGGGTATCTCCTATTATATCTAAAATAACTGAATGGGCTAAAGCGTTCCAAGAGCTAAGTAAAGATACTCAAAAAACTATATTAAAAATAGCTGGAATCGCAGCCGTAATAGGCCCTCTTTTAATGATTTTAGCTTTAATGGCAACAGCCGTTAGTGCGGTAAGTACTTCACTTAAAGGTATGTGGAAAGCTTTAGTTTACGCAGCCAAAGGAGTTAAAACCTTAACTCTAGCGATAGCAAAAAACCCACTAGGTGCATTAGCAGTTATAGTTAGTTCGTTAGCTGGTTATTGGTTACTTACTGCAAAGAATAACAAGACAGCAAATGCCGTTTTAGATGAAACATCAATTAAGGCTAAAAATGCAGCAGAAAGATTAGCTGAAGTAAATAAAGAATTAGACCTTCAAGGTAAATCTCAAAGAGACTTACTTAAAATTGAAGCTAAATCTAATCAAGCTAGGATATTAGAAGAATTAAGTGGGCTGACATTCCTCGCCACAGAGAGACGAGCTGAGTTAAATAAAGAGTACGATAAGTGGGGAGATGTTTTAAATAGAGTAGATAATCCAGAGGTAAATCAAGTAAATAATTTAAGTAATTTAGCTGAAGGGTTGTCTAATGTTAAGACAGAAGCTCAGTTAGCAATGGATGCTATAGAAAACTATAGTGGAATAACTATTACAGAAGCTCCTTCAGCGGAACCTAAATTAAGAGGGGGCAGACCAGAAGACCCAAGTGGTGGAGGTAGGGTGCTGTCAGGTTTAGAAAAGGAATTAGAATCAGGTTCAACTAAGGTAACTGAGTTTTTTGATAAGTGGGGAGATTCAATTAACATGGTTGGTGATATTTTTGGAAACATGATGGAGGGTCAAATGACCGACCTAGAAAATAGTCATAAGAAAAAAGCTGATGCTATTGCTAACTCTAACATGAATGAAGAAGATAAGGCTACGGCTATGCTGAAACTAGATAAGGAAACAGCAAAAGAGAAGGCTAAAATCCTACGTAAACAAGCTATAGCAGAAAAAGCAGCTGCCGTAATTAGTTCTATAATGAACGGAGCTTTAGCTATATCTAAAACATTAGGAGAAACAGGGTTCTTAGGAATACCATTAGCTGCAATTGTAGGTGGTTTAGCGGCAGTACAAACAGCAACAATCGCTGCTTCCCCAATTCCTGCGTTCGCTCAAGGTGGACTTGTTACAGGAGCTACAATGGGTCTAGTAGGTGAAGGTCGAGGAACTACGATGAGTAATCCCGAAGTAATAGCACCTTTAGATAAACTTAAGGGAATGCTAGGTGATTCAGGTCAACAGTCGTATATTCCTAACGTAACAATTTCGGGTGATGATTTATTGATAGTATTCGATAGAGCGACCCGAAGAAAAGAAAGAAGATAAAGGATGGCTAATAGTTACGGAGTAATTAGGAGAACTATAATATTAGGTGAAGCTGGGACTACTTGGTACGTTAATCTACATAAAAAAGATTACACAGGTACTCAAGAGTCAATGACTTTATTTGGAGAAGGTTTTGATTTAAAATGGTCTGGTAGTGGTGGTACTCGTGACCGTAGGTTTATTGAATCAGAATGTATAGTCAACTTTACTGTACAAAATGATACTGACGAATCTCTTTTGTATGATATATTCGAAAAAGGTGATAGGAATTACTTTATACGAGTTTATAAAAACGAAGAAACAACTAACGGTTTGTGGTGGTTTGGCTGGGTTCACCCATCTTTTTCTACTATAGAAAATGCACCATACCCTTATAAATCAAAAATATCAGCAACAGATTCTGTAGGTACGTTTAAAAAATCAGCCGACTCAGAATTAACTACGGCTCAATACAATAACACTTCCAACATAAATACTCACATTAAAAGTTTTGGGGATGAAATGGGAGTGTACCAAGGTTGGGCTACAAACTTAGTAGACAACGGTTATTTTTCCTTACCTCAATCTAATTGGGTTTTAGATTCTCCATCAACTTGGAGTATATCTTCAGGTTCTTTTAACACACCCTCAATAGGTGATTCAGTAGGTGGTGGTATAGTATTTAAAGTGGTAGGGAATAAGGTTTATATCTCTTCGGAAGTTGATTTAAGTATTAATTATGAGTGGGGCTGTTCTGGAACGAGTATATCAGGAGCCGATGGTTCAGCAATCGGTACAGGTGAACAAAACACGTTAGATATAGTAGCAGGTTGTAGTGATACCGACATTGCTGCTTATATGTGTGAATCTTCAGTTGTAGGTGGTTTTTCGGATTGGTTTCTACCTTCTGTTGATGAGCTTTCAGAAATGTATGACAATAAAGACATAATAGGTGGTTTTAGTACTAATCATTATTGGTCGTCAACAGAATATTTTAGTAGTTTCGCTAAAGTAGTTAAGTTTAGTAGTGGTACCGTATCTAACTTAAGTAAATCTAGTACTAAACCTGTTAGACCAATAAGGTCTTACACAATCACTTCAGGTGGTGGTAAAGCTGATGCAGCAAGTGGTGTTGCTGGTTACATGAGTCAAACAGGAGTATCTGTAACTCAAAATCAAACTGTATCGTTCACGTTTACTGTTCAAAACTATAATTCAGCAACAAACACTCTTACGTTAAAAAACGAGTCAGGTCAAGATTTAGCTACAGCCATTGATATTACGAGCGATGGAACTTATGTAAAAACATTTGATTCTTTACAGAACGCAACAGAGATTAGGTTACATTCTAGTTTTGGTGGTAGTTACAGTATAACTAACGTAACATTAGTTGATGGGTTGGTTGATACAGCTCCGATGCCACAAATTACTAATTGGTTTTACACATCAATAGATTGGTGGAGAAACGGAGATACTTATCAATCCGATGACCCTTTTTATTTATATAGAATTGGTAGGACTTTATTTAGAGACGATGCAGAAGATTTCCCTTCTAAATACTCTAAATACAAAGTTTTAGATGGTGCATTAAAGATATTCAATACCGTTGGTGTATTATCTAATGGTAGGTATAATTTTATGCAACCAAATCAATACGCAGATAACACTTCTGGGGACTTCAGGTTCTATCAGTACGCTACAGGTAGTTCTAGAGATACGTCTGCTACAACTGAAAACCATTTACTAACTTTAGATGGAACGGTAGGAGCTAATACAGGAGCTGTAATGAGTGGTTCGACTCTAACTTATGAACCTCCATTTAAGTCAGTATCAGCTACTTACTCAGGAGGTCAGGCTATAATAAGTATACCGAATGATGTAGATTTCTCAACTTTTACTCCTGTAGGGGACGTTCAATTTGATGGAAACTCCACAGGGTCGTTATCTATAAACTTTAATATAGAACACAGGGAGCGATTACTTGCGTCTGATGTTGATAGTTTACTACTGTCTGGGTATAACTTAACTAACCATTCTTTCAGAACTTCTACGACATTAATAGTTAAATTATCAGATGGTGTAAGTCAATACACGTTAAGGAAGTTAATTAATAATTCTTGGGTTTGGGAAGAATCATCAATGTTATACACTGTACCTACACCAGCTGTAGGTTATGGTCACCCATTATCTAATAATTATGTTTACGAAACATCTCCTTGTCAAATTTGGTTAGATTCAGATGGAGATTATTATAACTCAGTAACTAAGTTTTCAGTATTTTCATCACCAATACCACCGCCACCAATAACAGGGGTTATATCTATTAAGTTAACAGGTGCAAGCAACTACTTCCAATGGATTGATTCTGGGACTAGTTTTGGTTCGTTCAGTACATTTAATCAAAATAGCGTTGCCATAACGTCAACGAATCACATAATAAATTCGTACTTTATATCAAACAATTCAGGAGCGTTTACGTCAGGAACGTCTGGATTAAAGTACTCAGTAATTAATGATGATATTACGTCTGAGGAATCTTTTGATTTTGGAAATATACTTATAGGTAATAACAATTCAAGTACCTCTAGTAATAATCAAAACCAAGAAGCTGTTCAATACTTAGATTCTTCGGGTAATTCAGTAGCATCTTATCAAGGTTTTAGTCAAGGTAATAGTGGAGTGTACACGAACATAACTAGATTGCTTTGTGACCAATTCTTATCGCTTCAAAAAGAACCGTTAGAGATTTTGCAAGCCAATATATTTAGCCCTGACATATCTCCTTTAAAGTTACTTAAATATTCTATCAACGATGATTCTACATATAAGTATTATTCTTTTTTAGGCGGGTCGTTTAAAGCTCAAAGCGAAACGATGAGTGGCGAATGGTTTAAGGTTAACGATTACACGTCTTCAATTGATGAAGATACAGAAATGGAGCCTGAGGTTGAAAGTGAATCTTCTAGTAATAAAGTAAGTGTAACTAAATTAAATTTAATAGAACAGAATGTATCGTTAGAAAATGCTATAACGGATATTGACGTAGAAATAGATTTAAACACTAGTATAAATAAAATTAATTGCTCTAGTGTTAGTCGTGGAAAAGTATATAACAATCAAAAGTTAATACTAAGAAGTCCTAATAACTTTGAGTACTTAGTAGTTACGGTGAGTCAAGATACAGCAATTGGCGCTTCAGCAATAAATATAACCCCAATTACAACAACATCTATATTCCCTATCGGCTCGACTCTATCCGTTCTTACTTACGACTTATCGAACGTAATTACAGGAGCTCCTTCAGGAACACCTCACACCGTTAAGGTTAATATATCTCAAAGTGAGTACGCTGCTTTAGATACAATACCTAAAGTATTGATTCCTGCTCCAGGTGTAGGTAAAACTATAGTACCTTCTTCTATAATGATATTTGCTAAAAGAAATACAACCGAAACGAGTCGATACCATCTTTTCGTAGGAGATAGAACGAATGAAATCCTAGGTAGTTACCACGCTAAGTTGATTGAATTTATGGCGAGCGAAACGGGTGATAGAACTTACATGATGACTTCTGTAGATGGAGAAACAATACAAGCAACCCCAGAAAATAAAAAATTACAAATGTACTCTAACAGAGGATTTAACGGAAGTATAGAGTTAACTGTTTATGTTACTTACACAATAATGGATATTTAATAATGGACAGACACACAACAGAAATGGCAATCACACAAATCGCAGCGATAGGTTTAAGTCTATCCTCGGTGGAGCAATGGTTACGGATAGCATCATTAGTGATAGCAATATCATTTGGTATTTATAAGTGGGTAGATAAACTAACTAAAAAGTAAAAACTAAGGGTGTTGATAACTAGAGGTTTAACTTCTACCTTTTCCCTTTTATTATC